CGCTGGTGTCTACGACGCCAACGCTCGCACCTTGGCCACGCGCCTGATGATGACGAAGGTGCTCCAGCTCGCAGACGACTACCGCGACAAGCGGATGTACTTCGTCGCGCAGTTGGACTGGCGCTCCCGGTGCTACGCCACGAGCTTCCACCTGCACCCTCAGGGACCGGACTACGTCAAGGCGTGCCTCCGGTTCGCTGAGGGGAAGCCGCTGGCTCACCCCACGCACGTTCGGTGGCTGAAGATCCACGGTGCGAACTGCTGGGGCATGAGCAAGCAGTCGTTCGACGAGCGGGTCCAGTGGATCGACAGCAACGCGGCGATGATCTGCGGTATCGGTGCGGACCCCTACGCCAACCAAGAGTGGCAAGAGGCTGACGAGCCGTGGCAGTTCCTGGCCTTCTGCCGGGAGTACTTCGAGTGGAAGCAGCAGGGCGACAGCTTCGTCTCCACGCTGCCCATCGCGCTCGATGCCACGCAGTCGGGCGTGCAAATCCTGTCGCTTGCACTGCGGGATCCAGTGGGCGCACAGGCCACCAACGTCACCCCCAGCGAGCAGCCGCAGGATCTCTACCAGCGGGTGGCCGACAAGGTGACCGAGCTCCTCAAGGCCGAGGACACCGAGCTCGCGCGCATGTGGCTGGAGTTCGGCATGGACCGCGCGGGAGCCAAGCGCATCTGCATGACCCGCGTCTACAACGCGCAGCTCTTCAGCGGCATGGGCTACGTCCGCGAGTGGGCGGTGAAGAAGGCGGGCACCGAGAAGTTCCTGCCGGTTACCAACGACTTCCGCGCGTGCCTGTACTTGGCCAAGAAGATCTGGGAGGCGATGGACCAAGTGATCGCCGGCGCCCAACAGGCCATGGACTGGTTCGGGAAGGTCGCTCGCATCTGCGTGGATCACGAGCTGCCGGTGCGGTGGACCACGGCCATCGGCTACCCGGTGAAGCAGGACTACCGCAAGTACAGGTCGCGGTCGATCAAGACCAAGATCGGTGACACGGTGCGCCAGCACAAGATCCGCGAGGAGACCGACAAGATTGACGGTCGGAAGATGGTCAACGGCCTCGCGCCCAACTGGGTCCACAGCGTCGATGCGGCGCTGATGTTCAAGACCATCCTCAAGTCAAAGCACTGCGGGGTGAAGAGCTTCGCCGTTGTGCATGACAGCTTCGCCACGGTGGCTGCTGATGCAGAGGCATTGAGCCTGAGCATCCGAGAGGCTGCTGCGGACATCTTCAGCCGCGACCTGCTGGCTGAGTTCAAGGCCGAGGTGGAGGCGTTCCTTCCTCCCGGCATCGTTCTTCCTGAGATCCCTGAGTACGGCGATCTCGACCCCGCGTGCGTGCGGGACTCACTCTACTTCTTCAATTAGACACTGATGGCAGACATCCGTAGGGGCCTGGGCGACTTCGTCACAGGCCAAGGCAAACTGGTCGCTCCTCTCTACCTGAACGAGCCGGACACCAAGTTCACTCCTGAGCAGGAAAAGCAAAAGTACAAGGCGTCGATCCTGCTGACTGGTGATGCAGCAGCAGAGTTCCTCGCGGCCGTCGAGGCCAAGTTCGAGGAGTGGATCAACGTCGTCAAGACGGCCACCGGCAAGAAGCCGCGCAAGGTCAAGAAGAACATCCAGTGGCTGACGGCCGACACGGAGCGGTGGGATGACATCGGTGAGAGCGCGAGCAAGATGCTCGACTCCCTCGAGCCCGGTGACGCGATCTTCAAGACGAGCACCAAGGCGTACCGCGCTCAGAGGGACGGCACCTTCCAGGCTGCTGGCCCGAAGATCTTCGACGCCCAGGGCCAGTACCTGACCGAAGTCCCACCGATCGGCTTCGGCACCCAGGCCAAGCTGGCTGGGTCGTTCTACGGCTACACCGCCAGCGGCGTGGCGAACATGACGCTGCTCCTGAGCGCGGTGCAGATCATCGAGCTCCGTGAGCCGGGCGCCGGCGGTGGCGGCCAAGCCGCGTCGGACTTTGGCTTCGCCCCCACCGAGGGCTTCGTCGCTGAGTCGATGACGCCGGCCGCGTCTGACTACGACTTCTGATGGAGTTGGTCGTCCCGGTCAATCCGATCCCTGCGCCTCGCCCCCGAGTCACGCGCAAGGGCTGGACGTACTACCCGCCTAAGTACAAGGCGTGGCGCGAGACCGTGGACGCGGTACTACCGGATCTGCTGGTGGCGGCAGGGGTCACCTCCCCCCTCCTCGGCCCCTTGTCCGTCACCAGCAGGTTCATCTGCACCCGCCCGAAGACGACGAAGCTCACCCACCCCAAGGGTGACATCGACAACTTCGAGAAGGGTTGGTTCGACCGTTGCACGTTCAACCAGCTCTGGGCGGACGACTCACAGATCGTCCACAGCCACTCCAGCAAGTTGTGGGCAGAACCCGGCGAAGAAGGCCGCATCGAAATGGAGGTTGTCGCGTGCTGGGAGTAGAGGACCAGTCGGGCTTTGTCGCCCATGAGCCCTGCCCGAACTGTGGTTCGTCTGATGCGCTTGCGCGCTACGACGACGGCCATGGCTATTGCTTTTCCTGCCAGTCGTACTTCCCTGGCGACAACGAGGCAGCGGTCGAGCACGAGCCCATGCCCGATGGGTTCCTGAAGCACCAGCCGGCACCGCTGCAAGGCCGAGGCATCAAGGCCAGCACCTGCCGCATGGCGGGCTACGGGGTGGCGGATGTCAACGGCGCCACGGTGCAGGTGGCGGACTACCGCAACGAGAAGGGTGACCTGATCGCGCAGAAGGTGAAGACCGCCGACAAGCGGTTCAGCATCATCGGCAACGGTGGGCAACTGAGCTGCTGGCAGCTCCACCGATTCAAGCCTGGGGGCAAGCGCATCGTCATCTTTGAGGGCGAGACCGACTGCCTGAAGTGGCTCGACATCTTCCCCCGCTACCCAGCGGTCTCCTTGCCCTCCGGTGCAGCCGGTGGAGCCAAGGCTGTCGCCCGCGACATCGCTTTCTTCGAGACCTTCGAGGAGGTGCTGGTGTGCATGGACCGTGACGACGCGGGCCAGAAGGCAGCGGAGGAGATCGCCAGCCTGTTCACCCCTGGCCGCTGCCGGCTGATGCTGGTGCCCGAGGGCGCGAACGACGTTTGCGACGCTTGCAACAAGGGGTTGCAGGAGGAGTTGGTCCAGGCGTTCTGGGAGGCCAAGCCCTACCGGCCGGATGGCATCGTGGCGGGCGACGACCTACTGGAGGCGATCCTCGAGGACCGCGGCGCCGAGAGCCTCGCGCCTTACCCGTGGGCTGGCATGAACGACATGCTCCACGGGATCCGCGCCGGCGAGCTCGTGACCATCTGCGCCGGCACTGGCGTAGGCAAGTCCCAGTTCTGCCGCAGCCTCGCTGTCCACCTGATCCGCTCCGGTCTGCGTGTGGGCTACATCGCGCTGGAGGAGGGACTGGCGCGCACCGGGCTGTCGCTGCTGGGCCTCTTCATGGAGAAGGCGCTGCACCTTGACCGCAGCGATGTCTCCGACGAGGAGATCAAGGAGGTGTTCGACCGCGAGCTGCGCGACCGCCTCTTCGTCTACAACCACTTCGGCAGCATGAGCAGCGAGAACCTACTGGCTCGCTGCCGCTACCTGCGGGTGGCCGAGCGAGTGGACGTTCTGTTCATCGATCACCTGTCGATCCTAGTGTCAGGCTGGGGCGACGGTGACGAGAGGCGCCTGATTGACAACGTCATGACGGCACTCCGAAGTCAGGTCTGTGAAGCCACGGGTGTTGGAATGGTTCTGGTCTCTCACCTGCGCCGCGTGGATGGACGCAGTGCAGAAAGAGGGGGAGAGGTCGAACTGTCCCATCTCCGTGGCTCACAGGCCATCTCACAGCTCAGTGATGCGTGCGTTGCACTGAGCCGCGACACCATGGGTGAGGACTCAAACCTCACGACCGTGCGAGTCCTGAAGAACAGGTTCAGCGGTGAGCTTGGTGTCGCGACGCATCTTCGGTGGGACCCGGTAACAGGCCGGCACACGGAGGTTGAACCTCAGTTCGAAACGCAGGAGGCCGATGAACAAGTCCCTTTCTGACCCTTACCGCATCGCACTGCCAGCGGTGGTCAGCTTCAGCGGAGGTCGCACCAGCGGCTACATGCTCTACCACATCCTGCAAGCCTACGGGGGCCAGCCTGACGGCCTCCGTGTGTGCTTCCAGAACACAGGGCTAGAGCACGCGAAGACCTACGAGTTCATCAAGGCATGCG